AAAAGAAACCGAGGAACGGGAAAGCAACTTGCCGGAAAAGAATCTCGTCGGCATCCCGTGGCGTGTCGCGTTTGCCCTCCAAGCCGACGGATGGTATCTGCGCCAGGACATCATTTGGGCAAAACCGAATCCAATGCCGGAATCCGTTACGGATCGTTGCACCAAGAGCCATGAATATATCTTCTTGCTCTCGAAAAGTCCCCAGTATTATTTCGATAATGAAGCCATAAAGGAAGATACTTTGACGTTCGATGACAGTATCCGCGACCGCGATAATACCCGATTGAACAACACGCCGGGTCGGACCAAAATGGCAGGACTCGTAACGAACAACTACGAAAAGCGCAACAAGCGTTCCGTATGGACCATAACGACGCATGGGTTTCCTGAAGCCCATTTTGCCACCTTCCCGGAAGATTTGGTCGTTCCGATGGTGAAAGCAGGGTGTCCGCCAAGCGGCATTGTCCTTGACCCGTTTGCAGGAGCTTCTACAACCCTATTGGTTGCAAAGAAGCTAGGACGGCATTATTTGGGTATTGAACTGAACCCGGATTATGTCGCTATGGGGGAAGCACGGTTACGCCGTATCGGGGAACCCCTCTTTACCCCACCAGTTATCCCCAGGAATGGGGGCAGGATAGCCCCCTTGCAATCGGAAACGGATACGCTATTATGAAACCGTAAGCATGAGCTTGCCACAGAGGAACCCACATCGGAAATAACGTTTCCACGGTGTGGGGGAATATAAATTCCTCCCCCTGTGAAAGCGTTTTTTATTTTCAAAGTTCCTCGGTTCTTTGACATGATATATTGCTTGGGTGTAAGGACGTGGACTTCTCTCGCCGTTTGAACCGCCCGCTGGACTTCAAGATTCTTTCCCTCGAAAGGATCTGGTAAAGCAGTACGAGCAAGGGTAGCAATCCGTTGTGACGAGCCGCCGCCGAATGAAATAATGTTCGACCTCCCACACTAGACCTATCCGCAATGGTAAGGTGCTTCGCCACTAGAGGACTTGCAAGCAGTATCGGGTCAAGGATTCCATATCAGGTTTCCCTTCCCCTCTTCCCCCTAAACTTTCTTTCGCTTACAGGAAGTTTTAAGAAGAGAGGGCTGATTTAACGCACGACCGACGAACAAATTAAACTAACCTAACCTCGCGCGGGCGCATAGGATGATATGAAAAAAATATATGGAAAATATAATTGGCGTAACCTATTCATGCGGCATTATTGTTCCATAGGACATTGCTGGTGGAATGATTTCCTATTGGGTCGGCTCGCGCTCAACGCGAATAAAAAATAACCATGAAAAAGAAACCGGAGCCGAAAATTAAGGATGTATCCGTTACGTTTCCCGTTGTACTCAACGGAGAGTTCCAATTGCAAACCATGTCGTTCAACGAATTGCTTGCGCTTGAACTTGATGCGTTTGTGAAACGCGGTGAGCTTATCAGATTGCCGAACGGAAAATATATCGAACCAAAAAGTAAAAACCACCATGGACAAAACGATTGAGGAGATTTTGAAGGAGTTCGATAAGAGGTTTGTAGAAGTTATTGAACCGACCGGAGTTCGTGGTGTTCAAGAGTTGGCTGAAGATATTGAAACGTTCCTACGTTCGGTTCTCCGCCGCATCCAAGCGGAAACGAGGGAAAAATTTGGCAAGCGTATCATCGATGCGATGAAAAATAAAATGGGACGAAGCGACCATTTTACGCCAGACCTTATGACGGAGTATTGGATACACGTCATTGAAAATTCCATCACCCCTCCCGAAACCGGCGGGGTGGAGGGAAAACCATTTGACGAATAGTGTTGTATACTTTGAGGAATGGCAGACCTCGATCCTTTCTTACTCAACATCCTCGGTCCTCTTGACCTCGTCGAATCCAAAACGAACAAAGTTTTGAGTTCAAATTCTTCACCCGAAGGGGTCAGTGGTGAACGCATGGATGTCCTCGACCTCCCGATGCCAGACGAGGAACTTTTGCGTTTGCGGGATGACTGGGAAAAAGCATATGCACCCTACGAAGGCAGGATGCTTCCGATATGGAAGCGGAACCTCCGGTCGTATCTCGGACGCACGGGCATAGGGAATGCATGGCTCGACGAGAACCAACCTGGTGCGGCGAACCTCCAATTCGAGGCGGAAGAAACGTTCCTCCCTGCAACCCTAGCTGAAAACCCTGACCCTACGGTCTACGCGGACAACACGCCGGAGGGCAACAAGGTGTCGGGCGACGTGAAGACGATGTTGCAGTACCACGCCCAACAACTCTTGATACGCCGCAAGTTGGAAGTCATGGTACGCCAGTGGAGCATTTACCACTTAGGGGTTCTGAAAGCAGGATGGAACGAGGACATCAACGATGTGAGTTTGGACAACCGCAAGGTGCAGGATTTCGTGTTCGACCCGAACGGGTATGTGGATGTCTACGGGGATTTCAGTTCTTGGATGGGTGAACGGATGACGGTTACGGCGGAACGGCTGATTGAACTGTTCCCGAAGGCGCGGACGTACATCGAACTGCAGATCGCATCGGACAACGGACCGAAACTGGGAACGGAAGTAACCTACACGGAATGGTGGAACGACGATTATTGCTTTACGAGTTTCAAGGACAAGATTTTAGATAAGCACAAGAACGAGTATTTCAAATACCCAGAACCACAAAAAGGAATTGACGGGCAGGAGATCACCGACCCGATTACGGGCGAACCACAGATGTCCGAACCTCGGAACCACTTCGCCATCCCGAAGAAGCCATATGTCTTCCTCTCCGTGTTCTCCTTGCAGGAACGTCCGCACGACATCACGGGTTTGATTGAACAGAACATCCCGAACCAAACGAAGATAAGCCGCCGAACGGAGCAAATAGACAACAACGTATCGCAATCAAACAATGGAACCTTATTCTCGGAAAACAATTTCAACCAAGAAACTGCTAAGCAAGCCGCGAACGCTCTCACCACTGGAGTGGGGAAAGTACTCGTCCCTCAAGGGGGTCCTATCGCTGAAGCGGTTGTACGATTGGATGCCCCCAGTTTCCCAGAAGCGGCCTTCAAAGATTTAGAGAACTCGGAAAACCATCTCCGGTCATCGTGGGGCATCCAAGGCATAGCATCACAGGAACAGAAGCCGGACGAAACTGCGCGGGGCATGATACTAAACCAAGGTCGGGACACATCGCGGATCGGCGGCGGCATCGCGCAGGTCATCGAGCAGAGCGTCGCCGTATCAGTCTACAACTGGCTTGTGCAACTCTACATGGTCTTCTACGACGAGAAGCATTTTGGTGCGGTGATGGGGCAGGGTAAAGCAACCGAGTATGTAACGCTGTCAGCGCAAGATATCGACCGGCAGTTGGTCGTCGGAGTTTCCCCGAACTCGATGCTTCCGAAAGACCCGACGGCGAACGCGAACATGGCGCAGGCGTTGTTCGACAAGGGAGCCATCGGCCCCAAGACGCTTTTGGAATCCTTGGACTTCCCGAACCCGGACGAAGCGGCTGCGGATGGCGTGCTGTACAAAATAGACCCGATGTCGTATATGAAGTTGAACTTCCCGGAGGAAGCGCAGAAGCTGGAGCAGTTGCAGGCGCAAGCCCAACAGCAACAGATGGCGCAAGCCCAACAAGCCCAGCAGATGCAAGGGGCGCAGTTCAACCAACAGTTAGGTCAAAAGGGCGCGGAGCATGAGCAGAAGCTCCGTCAGGGGCAGGAAAGCCACGCCCAGAAGCTCCAGCAGGCGCATGAAACCGCGAGCGTGAAGTTAGGGAACTTGAAGGCAAAACTTCCGAAATAAAACTATGAGCATTCCATGTGTTTATAAGACCCATGATGAAGCCAGAAAAGCGGGGTGGTTTTCACGTCGCCATCCCACCAACGCGGAATTACTAATGGCGCGGATAGTACGGGCAAGCCGTAAAAAACCAAAGAAACGAAATAGTGTATAATTCATTCCATGAACGAAAAAAATTGGGAAAAACATTTGCATCCTGCCGACAAGAATTTGCTTGCCCTTTTGCGTTCTAAACCTAATTCCATGAACGCAAAAACGAAGGCATTGCAAAAAGCAATGGGAGAAAAAGGAAAGAATAGAGTTAAAGAACTGGGATTCAAGGCGGCGCAAAAAGCATCACGGGGAAGAAATCCTGAAAGAGAGGATCGTGCGTTGGGTCATATTTTTAATAACCGACCAAAAGAATACGGAGAAGCATATAAACAACTTTATAAAGAAGTTCCTCGATAACCATGACACACAATCCATCCGAGAGTTCCATGGGCGACCACTTCCCCACGAAGGATGTGGGCCAAGGCATGAGGAAAACCGGTAAACTGACAAGCGGGGCGAAAAGCAAAGCGTTGGAGAGGAAGAAGAAAAGCGAGCCATTTGACCCAATCACCCATGAACGGGAATTTAGGGAAACACATGGCGGCAAGTATGAACATTCATTTGATAAGGGAAAAATTAAGTTACCGCCTCGCACCCATGCAGGTTTGAAAGTGTATAAACCCTCCCTGTTGCGCGGTTATGAATCGTTGCGGCGCGAGAAATGGAAAAAGAGCGAACCGTATCCCGATAAAATTGCAGGACTTACGCGCGAACAAAGGGAAAAACAAATGAAGCCAAATGCGTTTTCACGGGGCATGATGAAAGGAAACATTGATTCGCGCATTAAAATAAAATAATTAAATAAATCTGTGCCGAAATTCTTGGAAGCCAAATTGAAAAAGGAATATCCCGGAAATCCGTCAGCCGTGTATGGCACGATGAACAAACTTGGATTTATGCATGGGAACAAGGAAACAAAGAAAGGAAAGGTCGCGGAGAAGAAGCACGAAGCGAAAAGCAGAGCATTAGAAAATAAATCAAAACTAAAATGAGCGAAGCAAAAAGTAAGGCGTTAGAACGCAAGAAAGTGATGAACGAAACGACCGGCATCTGCAAGGAATGCGGCAGCAAGATGCACAAAACGCACGAACACAAATCGAAGCACACGCACAAAGACCACCACAAGGACGGTGGCAGCATGGATCACGAACATTCCATCCATCACCCTGACGCAGGCGACATCGAAAAGGATGAGGAAAATGAAGGCGAGGATGAATCAAAGGAAAAGTCGGAGGTGAAAAAAGAAAAGGAAGGTGAGAATAAATACTGATATGCACCAAGAATATAGGGATAGGGTAAAGCGACACCTAGCGGCAGGTGGCGACCCGAAATATGTGAATGTTAAAAGGAAGTCCGAAGCATTGAGAAATAGGATGGGCAGTGAGTTCCACGGCAAGAAAGCATCGAGCGAGGGAAAACATTTGGTAAAGATTTCATCGGCGCGGGAAAAGGAA